CGCTTGCATCGTTTAATACCTCCGGGGATTAACCCTCGCCGCCTGCGGCCGCGGCCGTGATTGTTCCAACGATAACGCCATCGGGCATTTCGGGGAATATATCGATACCACTAACGGCAACGGTTTCCTCCTGCATCCTTGTGTAATTGGCCTCCTCGTGGATTCCAACAAATCCCGTTTCGGGATCCGTTGTGAAATCAAAGATTTCGTCAAGGCCGTTTGCACCGTTCACATCGATATAGTACATAACAAGGTTCTGCATTGCGGTTGCATAGAATGTACCCTTTGTTACGGCGGATGTGATGATAACAGTTCCGAGGCCGAGGAAATCTTCCACGTACTTGAAACCAAATGCGGTTTGTGTGGAAATTGCGGCCGTCTTGAGATAATCCGCGATGTCGAGGGGATTAACGAAATAAACGGTTGCGACATCATCTTCCTCGAACGCAACTTGAAGTGCGCCCCATGCATCTGCAAGTGCGGCCTGTATGCCAACACCGCTTGCGGTTCCTGCTCCTGTGCTGAGTGCCGTTACAAGGTCACCACGGATACCCTTTTGGATGTCCTTAACCATCTTGGCATCGGTATCGTTAACGGCTTGGTCGTAACCGCCCTTGATGATTGCCTCGGCCGTTGTTGCCTTTCTCCACTTGTCAAGTGTTGCCTCGCCAATGGGTGTCCATGTGGTTGCATACTGAGAAAGCGGGATAATTTCGCCCTCGGGAACGGCACCATTGTGCAATGTGCCTGTTACTTTCTTAACCTTAAGCACGGTTCCTGCGGTTACGGGAATCTTTCTCGTAACACCGAGCATCTTAATAAGGGATGTGATGGATTCGCCGAAAAGTGCGGCATAATCCATTTCACGAACCTTTGCGATGTTCTGCTTCTTGATTACATTGGTTTCTGCATCTGTGATTACATTTGCCATCTTGAATTCCTCCTTGGATTAATCGTTTTCGGGTAATCCAAACAATGTGGGATTCTCCATCATCGCCTTTTGGCGTGCAATGGGATCCGCAATTGCTCGGATTTCCTCCTTTGTCTTTGTTGCCTTTCCATTGTTCGCAGGGGGATTTGCCATGTCTGCGCCTTTGATGGACTTAACCGGGATAAAATCGGACCATTCCTCCTTAACGGAATTAACCAATTCGTCCTTGTTGGATATGTTGCCCTCATCGTCAAATACGATGGAATCAATATCAGACACCTTAACGATTGCATCAATCCTCTTGTCGGGGATTCCGCATTCTTTAAGGATGGAACGGAATGCCGCATCTTTCTGTGCCTTTGTCTTTTCCGTTTCAACGCCTGCCTTGAACGCCTCGTATTCCTCCTTGATGGCCTCATACTTTACCTTGTATGAATCCTCCTTGGATCCCGAATTTGCCGCCTTTAGGTTGTCAATTTCCGTCTGCATTCCCGGGACTTTGTCGGCATCCGCCTTGTATGCATCCCGTTCCGCCTTAAGGGCATCTACAACCTCCACATGGGCCGTGATGATTTCGTCCACCTTGTCGGCCTCAATTCCTAACGCCTGCAAAAACTTTCGAGAAAAAGCCATGTCGAATCTCCTTTACTTCGGTATATTTTCTTTTATATTCGATTCTACTTTCATATATACCACAAATGAAAATCACATGCAATTAAATGATTGCATGTGAAAATCATTCGCCTTTCAAGTATTGGCGCAATATATCGCCGTATTCTGCGGCGTGCGCCGTTGCCCCGAACCGCAGGAAATGTTTACCCTTGATTTTGGATGTTCCCAATTCTTGATACACGGCATAATTAAGGTTTGTCCCAATATATGCCTCTTGTTTGGATGTATCAACCGCAGGCCCGATGGAATTACGCAATGCGCCTGTTTTGTATGGTGCCTTGCTTGCGGCCGTGGATGCCGCATCCTGCGCAATCGCCGCCAACCAATTGTTTATCTTTTCCTTTGATTCGTATGTGAATTCATCGATGTGGGATTCGATCCGAACGCCTTTAACCTGTGGCATGGTTATTCCTCCGTTTCCTATCCGCGAAGAATTCCGCCCAATATGGTTGTTCGTTATCGAAAATGCAGATTTCTTCGGGATCCATATTATGGGGATAATCTGCAAAAAGGTTATATATTTTCTTTTTATCAAAAGAAAATTCGAATTCGCCTATAACCTCGGGATTATCCACCCACCAAATCGTATCCGATGGATTTTCCTTGTAAAAAACCTTATTTTTCACGTCCGCCACCTCCGCGTAAAGGATTTTTTGTATTAATATATTGTAGCACATTGGGGAATTGTTCGCTATTCCCCAATGTTTCGGAATCAATCAACAAACTTTCCGCCTCGTATTTCATCCCTAAAGACGAATGGGATTTTTGCGCCTTAAAACGCCGCCTTAACACATAATCATCAAGCGATTTCCACCCACTATTGGTTGCGCTTTGTAATTCGAGATATTGGAACCCCTCATCAACTTTTTTTATAACGGCCGCGTGTTTCCCGGTTACCAATATGTATGGCTTGTTGGCGTTTTCGATATTCTTTAACAGATTATGAACGGATTTTATATCGTTGGCGTTCTTTTCCGAGAATGAAACAACCCCATCCATATTGGACAACATTTTGATTTGTCGCATCTGCGACATTGCCTTTTGCGATGCTCCGCCTCGGAAATCCATTACATCATACCCGGCGTTGTTGGCACTATATACGCAGGCCAACGACATGCACGAACCATCCGTCAAATCTCCGCCACTAATCTTGTTAACGATTTGTTCGTCCGTCATTTTCTCGGTCATGCGCTCAAATTGCAAAGGATTTCCCACCCTTTGTTCCAATGTTTTGGATAACTCGGATTCTTTCCATTCGATGTCCGCCGTGGATCCAATCGTGTTGGTTGCCGTTCCGTTGGCCTTTTCCTGTTGCCTGCGATAACGCCTTGCCACATTGGATTCCCTTTCCCCGGAATCCAATTGCCTTTTGCGTTCCAACGCCCTGCGTTGTTCGTCAATCTTGTAATCCTTTACGCCTGTGGCATTCTTATCGCCCACCCAATCATCGTAAAATTCTTCACGCATCATTTTTTCATATAGTTCATCATCCCGGGAATGGTCGATGCCAAACAAAAAGGAATTTACACGGCATCTGCAATTGTATATTTGTTCGGGGTCCCCTAATGGATCCGCAGGAAATCGCAATAAATTGCCCGTGGGGATGATGCCCTCGCCGTATAATCCCTTTTCGTTGGGGAATGTTCCATGCAACATCAAATGGGTATCACGGGTATTGTCTGCCAACAATGCCATCCATGGTTCCTGCATGGGGATGCCTGCCTCTTTGATTTTCCGTGTGGCATCACGGCGGCCCTCATTCTGCACGGCCGTGTATGATGTTCTCGCCGTCCGTTTGGCGGCGTTCCTGTCCATGTTCACCAACGGCAATAACCTTTTGGATATATCCGGGATGGAATCTCCTTGCAATATCCCTTGCGCAATGGCGTTTTGAATGTGCTTGCGGTTCCACCTCATGTCCGCAGGGATGTTAACATCGGGTTCCATCCATGGGATTAAATCGGGATCCTCCGTTAATATGATACGCATTGCATCGGCATTGTAGATGGAAAAGGACGAATAATTATATCCTGCGGCCTGTGCCATCATTTCCCCACGGAATCCCGAAAAGTTATAACCGTTAACGTACACATCCACCAAATCATCGTTAATCATGCCCAACGCCATTTTGTCTGCATTTACCATGTCGTTGGTCAACGATTCGATTTGTCCGCGCATTTGCTCCGTGCGCAGGATTTTATTGCGCCTCCAAATGGAATATTCGGATTGCGATATTTCGCCCCGGTCAACGGCGGCACGCATTTCCACATCCTGTGCCTCGAATCGTTCCAAAAACGTGTTCAATTTCTGTGTGACACCATCGGCGGCCTCTTTATAAACTTGATTTATGCGCGATTCAAGGTCCTGCAAGGCATCGTCCGCCCTTTGCATTCCCACATCCCGTTCGCTATTAAATCGCTTAAGTGTTGCCATCCTCCGAACCGCCTGCCATTAATCTGTTAACCGCATCGCCTGCCATCTGTGCCATGATGTTATTCAATTCGTCCTTGTCACCATTCATCGTAACAATCTTCTTGGTGATGTATTCCTCGGGCAAATACAATGCGCCCGTTACAAGGGATTGTATTTCCTCCGCCTTGTTAACGATAATTGAACGTGTGTATGTCGGTTCATCGTCAACGCCTGCAATCGCCAACAACGCCTTGATGAACCCGGTTATATATGGTTCGTGGTCATCCAATTTTTCGTTTAATGGCTCGTATGCGGCAATAATCTCGGTTGCCGTGGCGTTCCTCGAAGATAAATCCTTTGTGTCAACGGCCATTGCATCGGAATACAAATCCGCATCCAATCTCGTTAATATCGCCTCGCGGCCTTGATACGATGGTTCAACCGTATGCGATTGTAAATCCGCATCGCCATCCACTTGCGTGGCGTGGATCCTGCGCAACTTGTTTATCATTTGCACCAAATCGGCATCATCCATTCCGCCCGAATTGGTGATTGTCCAATAGATTATGTTCGCATCATCAATGTCGTTTGCGTATCCGCTTGCAATTAAATCCCTTGCATCGATACCCGCACGCAGGGCATTCAATTCGGGTTCGCAATCCTCGTTGATATATAAGGGAACAACCGGGAATGTCGGATAATTGGCGTATTCGTATTCAACATCACCATCCGCCACGGATGATGCAACCTTTACGATGTATGCCCTCTTTTCGTGCAACACCACATTGTTGCCGTCCTTATCCCTCATGTATTCGGTGTATCCGTCCATTTCGAACATGGTTGCCCTCAATGGCTTGTTGTCGGCAATTTGCCAAAAACGGATCCCTGCCATTAATGTGCCGTTTTCCTCATCCTTTAACGGCACAAACTCGGTGAATTTGTAAATCTCCACATGTCCGTTGTTGAAGAATCCGAATGCCTGCCCCTGCCTTTGGGCGTATCGATATGCCCTCATAATCTTGGTGTCGAAATCGGATCCCAACGCCTCGCCGCCAACGCCATTGACCCACGAAACGCCATTGCCTAACAGGACGGAAACGGCTTGGACAACATCGCGCTTGAAAAATCCCGTTGCCAACTTGTGATTAGCGGATACATAATCGGGGACGGCCTGCCCCATCGCATTAAATAGTATTTTCTCGTATCGCTTAATTGTGGTGTTCTTGCCCTTGTAATAATTATCGCCATCCCTTGCCTCGCGATATGCCCGGGATGATTTATGGTCAACGATGGCGGAAAATATCCAATTCATCCGTGTGGTTTCGTCTTTATCTGCAACCTCTAACCAATCTTGATATGTTCGCATGGATCCAACCTCCTTGTGGTTATAAGCACATTATAACATGAAATGCAATAGTCAAAAGGATTTATGCGAAATGCCCGGTTACCCTCTTTTCCGCATCCTTGGTCGCCCACAATACACGGATTAAGGATGCCAACGAATCCGGGGCATCGTCATGCTCGGCATATTCGTTGTAATCCAATATCATATCCAAATAATCATCGTCCGTCCCATCAACGAACACGACATTGCGCCATTCAAATTTCAGATACGAAACAATTTTATAGTATTTATTCGTATCTTCCCAATATGTAACAACCTTTTCGCCTCGTTTCCTCAACTCCTTGGCCATGTATCCCTTATCTCCGTTTGTTTCGCACCAAATCTTACCAATTAAGAATTGTTTACGCAGGGCGATTATTTCGTCCATGCATTCATCAATATGTTTATGCCATGCCTTGCCCAATACATAATACTTGCCTTGGGTTTTCTTCACGATGGTGTAAACGGTCCAATCCTCTCCACCGTATGCCGCATCAATATGGGAATACGTGGAATTCATAACGAACGCAGGATCCGCACCGATGGACGGCGAATCGAATATAACATCCTCGGAGGCAATGTGGCGTAATTCGTAATTGGCCGCGAAAAGGGACGGCGGCAATTCCTCTTTTTTCTGCGCAATTTCTGCCTCGGACATCAACCCGGTGGAATAACAATCGTACTTTTTCGGCTCGGGCATGATGGTAAATGCATCATCCTTTTGCCATGGCGTGCCTGTGTTGTATATGCGGCCACCACGATTAAGGATGTTATGCAATTCCAAATATTGCATCTTTGTGAATTCACGTTCCGCCCGGGATGTCCTATCATCCACGGTTACAATATCATCCGTGAATATCCTGTCGAAGTGTTGACCCGTCATGGATGCTTTGATGCCGCTTGCACACAATTGCGATGTTCCCCTTGGGTCCGATGTCAAATTGGTATGGATTTCAAATGCCGAATCCGTGATGAATTTCAAATCCACGCCCCATATAATGCGGATAATCTGCCGTGAAATTGAATGTTTGAGCATCAATGTAACTTGGCGGACAATTTCCTTGGCGTTGTTGTCCGTCTTTCTAAAAAACTTGGTCCTATCATTAGGATATAATATTATAATTAAGAATAAAGCCAACGCCACGCATGTTGTTTTATATGAACCACGGTGTGCCTGCAAGGTCGTGTCACCCTTGCCGAATACCATGTCTTTGGTCCATTCATTATTCAATGGCGTTAATTTGGTAAATCCCAAATGATGCCCCAAAATGTACGGTTGTTCCTTAAGTTTCCGCAGGATCCGTGTTTGTTCCGGGGTCATTTAAAAAATCCTCAATCTCGGTCCTGTGGGATTCGTCAATCTCGGCAACGGTCACATCCTGTTTGTCCGTCTGCCCCAACCATTGTTTGCCCAACCATATGGCCATGCGTTCGGAACCTGCCTCCGCCATATTGAATTGGATGTGGCGCAACGCCGTTTTGCCATTTTCGGCCTTTTTATTAAGCACGGTTGCAAAATCTGTCCCATACGTTGCCTTGCACCATCGCGTTATCGTGCATTCGTCAACATCGAAGAATGCGGCAATCTCGGAACGTGTGCATTGAATCTTGCACAATTGTTCAAATTGCCTTTGGTTTATCTCCTTTTTTGGCCGCCCAACTTTCTTTTTGGTCGTTTTCGCCGTTTCTTTGGCGTTTTTCTTTCCTGCCATCTTGCCGTACCTCGCATCCATAACAGTATTAAAAGGGCATATCACCCACAATTGGATTTTATGCCCTTTTGCCTTGGTTTGTCAAAAATGGGATTATTCCCACCACTTTTTCCGTTTGTTCGGTTCCTCGATGATGATTCCCCGGTATGCCATCATTTTGCGTTTTAGGATGTATTCCTTGGTTTCCATCCCCTTTACATCCTCCACATGCTCCTTGCCGTCCTTGTCGATATAAACGAAATCTGCAACATACTTGATGGCACGAATTGTCTTGGATCCAATCTTGAACGATGGTTGAACTCATAT